TTATGAAAAATAGACAGCAGCGCAAAATGCTCGAGTCAGATGCTGCAATGTTGCACGCACAGAAAATGGCTAATGGTGAAATCGAGTATCAAGCAGCCGTAAGACAATCAAACGACAAAGGATGGAAGGACGAATTCGTTCTTATTCTCGTGAGTGCGCCCGTGTTATTGTTAATATGGAGCGTATTTAGTGATGATCCAAACATACAGCAAAAGCTAGATATATTCTTTGATAAGTTCAGCAATATGCCTTTCTGGTATCAGAGTCTCTTTATCGGAGTCGTAGCTAGTATATATGGCCTCAAGGGCGCAGATATTTTCAAGAAAAAGTAGGATTGACTTAATTTTACATTGGGGGGAAAAATGGGGGATAACAAACCCAAGAACCCGCTCGACGTGTTCTGGGCACAACTAGGAGACAAGGAGAAACTAAATGTCAGAAGCTATAGACCCGGTAAACGTGATATACAAATTCAAGAGGTCGATGCAAGAACAACTAGACGGCCTCGTTCAAACTCTCGCAAACGGAGGGATTGACACAATGGACGAATATAAATATATAATAGGTAAGATCCACGCGATCGATTTAATGAATCAGGAACTCTCTAACCTGCTAGAACCAAAGGAGCCAAATAACGATGATGACAAAGTCACACGCATTAGAAAATAAATACAACGCCGAAGACGACGTTAAAAAAATTCAAGAAAACGAAGAATCCAAAACAAGTTTAGAAAAATTACCAACCCCAACAGGTTGGCGTTTATTAGTTATGCCTTTTAAAGTTAAAGAAGAAACAAAAGGCGGAATAATTATTGCACAAGAAACATTAGACCGCGCACGTGTTGCAACGCAAGTTGGATACGTATTGAAGATGGGTGATCTGTGTTACAAGGACGATGAGAAATATCCAACAGGTCCATGGTGCAAGGAAAAAGATTGGGTGATCTTTGCAAGATATGCAGGATCACGAATGGAGATTGATGGTGGTGAGATAAGAATGTTAAACGATGACGAGATACTCGGGACAATAGATAACCCTGAAGATATCTTGCACGCAATGTAATCATAGGAGGATTAACTATGCAAGAAGAAGAAAAAACAGTTGATATAGGTGACGAGAACGAAGAGGCACAAGAGATTGATCTTGATGCACCAGCACCAGAACAATCATTAGAGGAGGAAATACATGTCGAAAAAGCTGAAGACAATAGTCAGTCCGCTGACGCATCTCAGGAATCTAGTGAGCAGTCTGCTGTTCAAGACAGCAAACAAAAAGATGAGCTTGGAGAATATTCTGAAAGTGTTCAAAAAAGGATCGCGAAACTAACACGTAAAATGCGTGAAGCCGAAAGGCAAAAAGAAGAAGCGATACAATACGCACAAACTTTACAAAGTCAGGCTAACCGAATGAAAGGTCAGTATGACAAACTTGGGACCAACTATGCAAAAGAGTTGGAGCAAAAAGTCACTGCTGGAATGGCTGCTGCTAAAGCAGAGTTAAGAGCGGCAACCGAGGCACAGGATGTTGACAGACAAGTCGAGGCTCAAAAGGCAATAGCACAAATGGCTATGGAAGAAACTAGACTTGGTCAATTAAAAAATTATCAAGACCAACAGTTGCAAAAAGCATCACAAACGCAAGAACAAACAGTGCAACAACCAACAAATGCAGTTCCAACGACACAGGAATTGTATCAAGCTGCACAAGAAATTGATCCAAAAGCTCAAGATTGGTCAGCTAAAAACCCATGGTTTGGTACAGATAATGCAATGACTTACACTGCTTTTGATATCCATAGGCAACTTGTAGAGGATGAAGGCTTTGATCCACAGTCAAATGAATATTATTCTGAGGTGGATAAACGAATTAGGCTTGAATTCCCACACAAATTTGCTAATAATAAGGAATCTACAGCTGAACCAGTTCAGACTGTTGCAAGTGCAAAACGTCCGGCCGCAAAAGGACGCAGAAAAACTGTGAAACTCACACCGTCACAGATAGCTATTTCTAAACGATTAGGTGTGCCACTCGAAGAGTATGCGAAACAATTAGCCGCGAAGGAGGTATAAGCATATGGAAAAAGATAAAACAATAAAAACTTCCCGCGCGAGTCAAACTAGGGCTAAACAAGAAAAGCCTAAAGTATGGACTCCTCCATCATCACTAGATGCACCGCCTGCGCCAGACGGTTATAGACACAGATGGATACGCGCAGAAAGCATGGGCTTTGATGATACAAAGAACATGTCTGGAAAAGTAAGATCTGGATGGGATTTAGTAAGAGCTGATGAATATCCAGAGCACGACTATCCAAGTGTAAATGAAGGTCGATACGCAGGAGTGATCGGGGTTGGTGGCCTTGTGCTGGCAAGGATACCCGAAGAGCTCGCAAAGCAACGTGAAGCGTACTTTAATCAAATGACGCAAGATCGTAATGATGCTTTAGAAAACGATGTCTTAAAGGAACAGCACCCAAGTATGCCGATCAATCAAGATCGACAGACTCGTGTAACTTTTGGTGGTACAAAGAAGAACTAATTATTTAGTAATTCCTATCCACTGCTAACAATAGAACCTTTAAGGAGGACAAAAATATGGCAAATGTAGATGCCCCATTTGGTCTAAGACCTATCGGTAACACTGTTGGTAGTTCTGACTTTCAGATGACGGAATATTTAATTCCGGACAACGAAGCGACATCAATCTTTCAGGGAGACCCTGTAGAGATCGATGATAACAATGCTGGATTTATTGCTGTTCAAGAAGCAGTAACAAATGTAGATAACATTGGTGTCTTCAATGGATGTTTGATTGACAGCGACCCATCAACAGGGAAGCCAAAATTCTCTAACTTCTATTCTCAAACGAATATTACGCAGGGAAAAATTAGAGGTTTTGTATTCGACAACCCGTATCAAAGATTCTTGATACAAGGTGATTCGGCTACAAACTCTGCACAAACAGACGTTGGTAAAGTTGCTGACACTGTTGCTACTCACTCAGGTTCAACTTCTACTGGTATTTCTGGTATTGAGTTGGATGTGTCTGATCTAGCAGCAACTGACGGACAGTTAAGAGTAACTGGCTTTACTGGCGATCCAGAAAATAACGAACTAGGCACGACTCATACGAACTACGTAGTGTTTTTCAATGAGCATGCTTATAACCATAACGAATAATAGCAGGAGGATTTAAATCATGGCTATATCAAGACAACAACTAGCTAAAGAGCTAGAGCCAGGTCTGAATGCATTATTTGGACTTGAGTACGCAAACTACGAAAACCAGCACACAGAAATTTTCGACATCGAAAACTCTGATAGAGCTTTTGAAGAAGAAGTAATGCTGTCTGGTTTCGCAAACGCTGCTGTAAAAGCTGAAGGTGCTGCAGTCACTTTTGACAACGCAAACGAATCTTTCACTTCACGTTACACTCACGAGACAGTTGCTCTCGCTTTCGCAATCACTGAGGAAGCAGTTGAGGATAACTTGTATGATAGTATCGCAAGACGTTATACAAAAGCACTAGCAAGATCTATGGCTAATACAAAGCAGATCAAAGCAGCCAACGTGTTAAACAATGGCTTCAGTAGTTCATTCCCAGGCGGTGATGGCAAAGAATTATTTGCTACCGACCACCCTACAGTTTCTGCAGGGGACCAAAAGAATGAGCTATCAACATCAGCTGACTTAAGTGAGACTTCACTTGAGCAAGCGATGATTGACATTGCTGCATTTAAAGATGAGAGAGGCTTAAAAATTGCTGCAAGAGGATTGAAACTAATCATCCCTTCAGAACTACAATTTACAGCTGAAAGAATCTTAAAATCACCAGCAAGAGTTGGAACTGCTGATAATGACTTAAACGCTCTATCTTCTAAGGGAATGATTCCACAAGGATACGTGGTAAACAACTTCCTAACAGATACAGACGCTTTCTTCATTAAAACTGATGTTCCTAACGGAATGAAGATGTTTAACAGAGCAGCTATTAAAACTGCTATGGAAGGCGACTTCGACACTGGTAACATGAGATACAAAGCTAGAGAGAGATACAGCTTCGGCTTCTCTGACTGGCGTGGTATGTTTGGTTCACCAGGCGCGTAAGCGTAGTAAACAAACATTTAAGGGGCGGCTTCGGCCGCCCTTTTTATTTGCAATCACCATATTAAAAGCGTATATTCGAGATACTGCATAATTTTTAAATAGTCAGCATAGACTCATGCAGTAGACAACGTCTCAGACTATGTTG